ATATGCGTATTGGCTTGCGCCCTAGTGAGATTGCAAAGTCGCTGACGGAGAAATACGGTATTGCGCAGCGCCATGCGAAGTTCATTGCGCGTGACCAGGCTGCTAAGGTGAATGGGGAGATTACGAAGCAAAGGCAGCTTGATGCGGGCTTTGTGGCGTTCCGCTGGCTGGATGCAGACGATAGCAGAGTACGGCATCGTCATCGTGAAATTGCCAACGCTGATATTGGAATGGGCAAGGGTGTTTATTTGTGGAGCGATCTCCCTATGGGGGAAGAAGGCGTGCCAATACAGCCCGGTAGTACGTACAATTGCAGGTGTGTTAGCAGGCCAGTCCGCACATCGGTTATTAACGCAACTATTGCACAGCGCAAAAAACAATTACAATCGGCATAAATAAACTCAAGGGACAGAATGTCTAGAGTATTTGTACAAGACCGGATTCACCATAAAGTCACGCATCGGGAATATACAGATGAAGGCTTTCTAAAGGTGCCCGGTCGCGTTGCGAAAACAGGAACGCAACAATATCTGCGCAAGGAATTAGGACTAGATGGCAATCCTAATGAGATTGTCACGGTTTACCGACCTCCAGAAGAAGTATTTAACGCAGACTCATTAGCCACATATAACGCGGCTGATATTACGATTCTTCATCCTAAAAAGCTGGTGGACAGCACCACGTTTAAAGACACCACCGCTGGTGTAGTGTCTAGCCAAGGTCGCCAAGATGGTGATTTTGTCGTGTGTGATTTAATCGTAAAAGACGCGCAAGCCATTAAGCAAATCGAAAGCGGTCTTGTGGAATTATCCGCAGGCTATACCGCTGAATATGTGCATGCACCCGGCGTAACTGCTGACGGTGTGGAATATGAATACTTGCAGCGTGATATTCGCATTAATCACGTTGCCTTAGTACCAACTGCGAGAGCAGGACGCCAAGCGCGTATTTTTGACCAAGACCGAAAGGAAATTCAAATGAGTAAAGTTACTCTTGATTCCGGTCGAGAGGTAGAAGTTCAGGATGCAGCAACGGCGTTGCTAATCTCGGACACTATCGAACGACTGCGCACTCAAGTTGCAGACGCAACCAAAGCCAAGGACGAGGCCGAATCCGAAGCTGAAAAGCAAAAGGCAAAAGCCGATGCTAAGGAAGAAGAAGCCGAAGAAGCGAAGAAAGCATCTACCGAAGATGCAATCTCCGCTCGCATCGCTGAAATCGTGGCCGTGAAGGACAAAGCTGCTGTGATCGACGCAGGGTACACCGCTGACGGCGTGGACACCAACGCAATCATGCGTGGCGTTCTCTCAAGCGTGCGCCCCACGATTGATTGGGCCACCAAGTCCGACGCCTACGTGCAAGCCGCGTTTGACATGGCGCACGAAACCGCCAAAGAAGGCGGCAGCGTGAAGAATGCACAGCAACTGCGCAACATCGCACAAGATGCTGCTGCGGGCGCTGCCAAGGCAACACAAACAAGCGTGCGCGATCAATACGTGGCGCGATTCTCTGGCAAGGAGGCTAAATAATGTTTAACCAAACCGCATACACGATCAACCACGACAAGGCTATCGCCGGTATGGTTGCTGATGGTGAAGTCAACAACACCATTTCCAAGGTCAACAAGTCCGCGCAGGTGCTGCAATACGGCCGCTTTGTGGCTCGCGCTGGCGATGACGGTATGAACCCTCTGGCCGCAGACACCACTTCTGCCAACATTCTTGGCGTGCTGCGCTACGAAGTCAACCGCGCGCAAGGCTTGCAGGCCAATGTCGCTGGCGTGCCTAGTGACCGTGACGGCTCTGTGTTGACTATGGGCACTGTGTACGTTGAAGCAATCGCTGCTGTAACCGCTGGTGCTCCCGTGTACGCAGTGGTAGCCCAAAACGACAACACCGGCAAGGCGGCTGGTGCTGCTGGCTCTGCTGAAACGCTGGCTGTGGCTGTATCTGGAGCAACCTTTGCCGAAGCTGGCGCTGCTGGCAAGCTGGTTAAGGTATCTCTGAAAGTTGGAGGCTAAGAAATGAAAAAGACCGTAACGCTTGACCAAGACGTTTTTGCTGGCGCATTCCGCGCTGGCGAGACGATCACTTACGACGCGCGCATCCCCACATCTGATGATGGCGTAGGCTTTGTGCTGTCGCAGTTCACCATGCTGGAGCCACGTTGGTACGCTGCCAAGTACCCCGGCATTGAGTTTGCCGAACTGGTGGACGTAAACACCGAAGGCGGCGAGGCAATGGACGAGGTGGCCTGGCGCATGTATGACGGCGTGACAATGGGTAAGTTTATCGGCGCTACCGCTGACGACCTGCCCCGCGTTGCCCTGACTGCAAAGCTGTTCAAGGCTCCTATCGGCTACGCTGGCAATGAGTTTGAGTACAGCCTGGACGAAATCCGCAAGGCTTCTGCCGTGGGCCTGCCTTTGGATAGCACCTTGGCGTCTTTCGCACGTCGTGGCGCGGAAGAGCACACCCAGCGGGTTGTTTACTTCGGTGACGCTGAGCGCGGCATGACTGGCTTGTTCAACAACCCCAACGTGCCTACATCGAATAGCACTTTGGACTGGTTTGACCCAGCCACGACCCCTCTGGATATCGTGAACGATGTGAACGAGGCGATCATTGAGGTGTACACCAATACCAAGGGCGTGAGCTTGCCAAACCATGTTGGGTTGTCGGCTAACCGCTGGGCATACATCAGCACAACCTACGCTTCTGCGCAGTATCCAGACAAGTCCATCTTGGATTTGATTATGGAAAAGAATGTGTACACAGCAAAGACTGGCAAGCCCTTGCGCATCTTCTCCCGCTTCCAACTGGAGCAGGAAGAGTTGGCTAAGGAAATCCCCGGCTACACAGGTGGCGACATCATGCTGGTGTACGAAAAGACACCCGAGAACTTGGAGACACACATCCCCATGCCTTGGCGTCCAATCGCTCCCCAGCCTCGCGGCCTGAAAGTCGTGGTTCCTTGCGAATACAAGGCATCCGGCGTGCAGTGGCGCTACCCTCTGAGCGCGGTTTACCGCACTATGATTAAGCGCACTTAATCAACCCAAGCCCCTGCCTAACGGTGGGGGCTGTTTTCAACATCTGGAGATTGAAGAATGTTTGTAAAGAATGTATCCGCTCGATTGATTACCGTGAACGCTGGCGATGGCGTTAAGACCCGCCTCATCCCCGGCGAAGCTGTGGAAGTGCAGTTCAGCAAGAACGAAAAAGCAACTTCCGCTGCCAAGGCTTTCCTGCAAGCCAGCATTGATGCAGGCGAGTTGGTAGAAGTCGCGCAACCAAAGCCTGCAAAGCCTGCTAAGGGCGAATAATGGAAATCACCCCAGCCATCGTTACAGAGTTCCGCGCCTATTTCGGTGGGCGCTACTCTAATTCCACCATCTGGTCAGATGCGCTGATGTATGACGTGCTGTACAACGCAGACTTTGAAACTGGCGGCACGGGCTGGGGGCCGTACAACACCGGGCACCCGTACAGCTTCAAAAAGCACGGCATGTTTCTGTGGGCTGCTGCGTATCTGTCTAGCATGTACGGGGACGACCCGGCGCAACCAATCGACCCTAATGCGCGCCTAAATGTGGCAGGTAAGTCGGTTGGTGATGAATCCATCCAATACCGCGTGGCTTCGATGATGGATGCGGGCAATGACTTCCTGACATACACCACCTTCGGGCAAGAGTTCTACCGACTGCGCAAGCGTGCATACCTTGGAGCGCGCTCCATATGAGCATGCGCATCTTCGGCCTGCAACAAGCGCAGGATGCCATCAAAAAGGAGCTATCCAAGCTGGGCGGCGGTAAGGTAGCGACTGTTGGCATTCACGAGGATGCAGGCGCGGTGCCTGATGGGCTGATAAGCATGGCAACTCTGGGGGCTATTCAGCACTTTGGCAATGACCATATTCCAGCGCGTAGGTGGCTGGACGTAGGGGTGGAATCTGGCACTGACGAATACTTGGCAATCATCCAAGAAGGCATCGAAGTGGGGCTAACGGAAGATCAGATTCTTGAGCAAATCGGCGCAGTGGCGCAGGGTGTAACGCAAGAGTTTATTCGTGACCTGAAAGATCCGCCGAACGCGCCATCTACGATCAAGAAAAAAGGCAGCGACAACCCGCTTGTGGACACGGCAGCCATGTTGCAGTCTGTGAGCTATAAAGTCGCGCGCAAAATGCCGGAGGAGGGTTTGTAAATGTCTTTGGTAATGGCTGGCCAGATCGACGGCGTATTCCAGACAGTACCCGTCACGGTAAAAACCGATGTTGGTGGCGGTTATGTGGACGGCATCTACGTTCCCGGCACTACAGTAACCACGACTTTCCCGCGTGTCACCATCCAGCCATTAAACGATAATGAGCTTGACCTATTGTTGCGCGCTGAAACCCGTATTCTCGATGTGCGCAAGCTGTATATCAATTCCGGCGACTTGTCGGTGCTGGCGTTAAACGAGGATGTAGAGTTTCTGGGCCAGCGGTGGAAAGTTATTCGGCGCGATTACCGCTCTTGGCACAAATACGTAAAGCTCATTGTGGATAGGTACGACAACCAATGACAGACGCAGAATTATTTGCACTCTTGCGCCCACTGGTGATGACTGTCACGTCATGTCCGCAAGTAATCCTTGCTGCGCAGAACTCCAAAGCCCCATCGGGTGAATACGGCTCGATTCAAATCCGCTACAACAACGACGAGCGCGGGCATGGGATTATCCACAGCAAGAACGTGCCAGGCGAGCGCGTGGAATTCAATGTGCGTGCGCAGCGAATCATGACCTGCGTTGCAGAGTTCTACCGTGGCAACGCCAAACTGTATGCCGAGCGCATGCAGGCAATGCAGCGGCGTGAGGATGTAATCTGGCCTTTGTATAAAGCGGGAATCTCGCTTGTAGATGTGCGTGCCGTTTCTGATTTAACTGCGCTTCAATCTAGTAACTGGGAGCAGCGCGCCCGTGTTGAATTTGTTTTATGGCTTCAAGGCGATAGCAAATACGAGGTTAATAACATTCTGTCTGCTGAAATCATTCTCGAAAATGAAAAAGGCGAAGAAATCCAAGAGGCCAAGATTACTGTTGGCTGATAAAATCCGATCAACCTATTTTTAAGAGGTAAAACATGTACCCCGCTTCGGACATCATTCAAATTAATGCGCGCATCTCGCCTGCTGGCTTGGGCTTGGCAAACTTCGCAAGCGCGATGATTGTTGGCCTTGGCTCTGAGGTAGAAGATGTGCCCGCTGTTGTTCTTGATACATACAAGACTTACAGCACCATCCAAGCTGTCGCGGCTGACTTCCCCGAGGCCACAGAGACTTACAAAGAGGCTGCAAAGTGGCTGGGCGGCACGCCAAAGATGCGTTCGCTGCGTATCTGGATGACTGACGCGACAGACGCCACCATCACAGCCACGCTGAACAAGGCACGCAACAAGGGCTGGTGGTATTGGACTGTTTTGACAGCATCTCAATACGCAACCGAAGCAACCGTGCTTGCTGCTGCGGACTGGTGCGAACAAAACGCTTCGATGCTGATTAACAACCAGACCGGCACGGCTGCTACAGCGATTCGCACAGAAGCAAACACCACCGATATTGCCTCCAAGCTGACTACGCTTGGCTACCGTCACGTCTACACGGCGGCGCACGCTACAGACGCAAGCGCAGGCACAGCACTAGCGAAGCACTTTGCCGCAGTGAACTACTCTGCTGACCTGTCCACCATCACTGGCGAGTTTAAGAAGTCCCCAGGCGTTGCTGCGGAAGACCTTACAGGCTCTGAAATCGCGGCGATGGAAAAGGACACCAAGAAGGTGACTTTTTATGCTGGGGTTGAGTTGCAAGGCTCTACCGATCAGGGCCGCTGGCTGAACACCACCACGCACTCGACCTACGGCGAGTTTATTGATGATGTGGTGAACTTGGATGCGTTCATTAACACGCTGACTGTCGCGCTGTACAACGGCTTGGCGAACGTTACTACCAAGCTGGCGCAGACACCTTCCGGTATGGCGGTGCTGTTGTCCCATGCTCGCCGCGTGTGCAATCAGTACGTCAACAATGGATACCTTGGCCCACGTAACTACATTGACCCCGACACTGGCGAAGAAGGCAAATACACCATTGGCTATGAGATTCTGACGCAGCCCGAGGATATTCTGGACATCTCGCCAGAAGATCGTAACGCGCGCTTGTCTGCGCCTATCCGAATTCGACTGTTCCGCGCTGGTGCTATTCATAAATCGGTAGTAGATTTGTCGGTATATTGATTGAGGTAAAACCTAATGCTGAATAACTTTTCCACCGAATACAACATTGTCACAGTCAATGGTCGCCAGATCAAAGACTGGGGCCAAGCTGACCCAGCTATCACCGAAGCGCAGATTGACGACAAAAGCGCATTGATTCGTGGACAAGGTGGCAATGCAACGCGCCTCGACCGCATCAATCCCGGTCGCACTGTCACTCTGGCGCTGCAACCCGGCAGCGCTGATGCAACGTATCTGCAAGCACTGTTTGAAAGCAATGCCAATATCACCTACACCCGCCAGGTGGTAGGCACGCTGGAAACCAGCTTCGGAGATCAAGGCGTTTGCACAAGTGATGGGCAGTCTGGACGCGCTGGTCAGTCGATCACTGACAACATCTTTACCTTCCAGTTCAATCAGTGGACAGGCGCTAAGTAATGACCGAGCTAGTCAAGACATTCAACATTGACGGCCACAGCTACAACGTGGCCCGCGCCAGCGCCGAGCAGCAGGACGAGATTTTGTCCATGCTAACCACTGACATTGTGCAACGCTTGGAGGCTCTGGCCTCCACTTCGGCGGCGGCTGGTCAGCCATACGACAAGCCATACGCGGATGACTTTGGCTTCAATTTCTTCAATTCGTTGCCCTTCAAAATGAAACAACGCTTTGATGAGTTGCTGTTGTCTCAGATGACACGCCAAGGTGAGCAGTTTAAGCTGACAGTGCGCGACTTTGACGGGCGCTTGATTGCGCTAAACAAGCTGCGCGGCGAAGTCTTGGTGTGGAACCTTCTGCCTTTTTTCGAATACTGGGCAAACGGGATAAAAGAAGCGCTGGACGATCTACAGGCAAAGCTAAAAGCGCAGTAAACTGGTATCTGATGCGTCCATGTGTAGGAGTTCAGGGGGTTTGCCCACCCTTGTGCACATGGTCGCAGTTGCAGGATGGTACTTACAGCTTGGCAGACGTGGAGCGATTCAATCAGGCAATCAATGAATGTCTTGATGCACACATAAAAGCCATGCAATCATAAGAGCCATCCTTACGGGTGGCTTTTTTACTGGAGATGAAAATGAGCGTTTTTATGTGGCTTGTAACTTTGGCGGTTGGTGTCTTGTTTTTGCTCCCAAGCATGATTGCATTCCTTCGCGGCCACCGCCAGAAGTGGGCAATTCTTGCGCTGAACCTGCTATCAATCACCACGTTTTTTATGTGGTATGGAATCACAATTGCGGCGTGGGGCAGTTGCCTTGTGTGGGCGTGCCTGAGTCAGAATCAAGGGAAACATAATGGCGCGGTCAATTGCTAATTTTTTGGTTGGTATCGGCTTAGATACCACGGACTGGGATAAGGGCGCTAGAAAGGTTGACACAAATCTTTCTAGCTTCCGCTCCAAAGCCAGCATTGCGGGCGGTGCGCTGGCTGCGGCCTTTTCTGCTGCATCATTAGCGGCTATCAAAGCTGGTACTGATGCTGACAAATTCGTGCGCAAGGTGTCAAATATGGACACCAGTACGAAATACGTATACAGCCTTACCTCTGCATTTGAGCGGCTTGGTGGTGGTGCTGATGATGCGTTTAACGCCATCAGCAGGGCTGAGGAAGTCTTACGCCAGCTTCGCAGCGGGGACGCTTCAGCACTCACCAGCGCCACGAAAGCCTCTCAGCTAAACCTGCAATCTCTGCAAGGCGCGACAAACGGCGAAGACTTCATTAATCGACTGTCCGACATCATGGCGCAGCCCGGTGTACAAAACTGGCAAAAGGTCGCGCTGCAAGATGCCTTTTCCATCTCCAATGAAGCCCGCGCCGGAATGGAGCAGGGGAGCGCACACCTGCGCGCCTTAGTCGAGGATGCTTCTAAGTATGCCGAGAACCTTGAAAAAGCCGCTCAGGCTGGCAGAGAATATTCTGCAACCCTAGCCAAGATTAACGACCAAGTGGCATTTATTGGTCAGGAGCTTTCTTCTAAAATCCTGCCTCGATTTACAGAAATCCTCAATGGCTTCTCTGGCTTCATTGATAGAAATATAGACAAGGTTCCTGCTGCTGCGGACTACGCTGCGGAGAATGCTGGTGGAATCTCTGCAATCTTTGGAGGGTTGACGCTATCTTCTATGGGCGCAATGGCGTCAAAGTGGCTGCCGACTATTGGCAAAGGCGCCATGACTGCTGGCCGCGCAACTACGGCGGCTGGGGCGGCTTCTTTGCTGTGGGATGTTCGCCCGGAGCATATTGAAAGCCTGACCGGATGGAAGCCAAATTCTTATATTTGGGACAATACCCCGGCTGACGTTGCTCGTGATGTTGGGGATTGGTGGCGCGGAGGCAAAGCAAATTCACCTGCTACGCGTAAGACGAACCTATCTCAAATAGCGCGCTCTGATGAATCTGTGCCATCTCCAGATTGGTACAAGGGAAGCGCTACCACCCCTGCACAATCCGTTATGCGCCCTAGCCTCTCCCAGCAAGCACGCAGTGATGCATCTGTGCCGCAACCAATTGTGATTGATAACCGCATTACTTTGGATGGCCGTGAAATGGCGCGATGGAAGAAGGAGCAGGACGCACTGATAAACTTTGCGACAATCGACGAAATATCTTCTACGGTGGCGCGCTAATGCTAAATATCATTTTTCCAAAAAAGTCACCGCTTGTTAATGGCTACTCTTTTGACGCGGTGCTAGAAGACACGCTAGAGATGTCGATTGAGTTGACGCGCTACCCCATCGAATCCGGTGTAAACGTCAATGACCATCGAATCATCAATCCGACGAAATACTACATCACGGGGGTTTATGGTTCACAGCCGATTAAGCCGCTGATTAATCTGGAGAGTTTCAATCCCGCAGACTTGGCTGGCGTTGCGATTGGCGCGGCTACAAACCTATTCCGTGATAACCCGTTGGTGGCGGCTGTTGGTGGTTTGTCGGCGGGCTGGCTGGCTGGTTCGCAGGAAACGCGGGCGGCTACGGCATTGGAGTTCTTTGTCAACCTGATGCGCAACGGGTTTCCGTTCACTGTTGATGCTGTCGATAGGCAGCTAACAAACATGGTTATAACCAAGCTGTCGCGCACTAAGGACAACTCTAACGAAACGGGCATGATCTTGGTGCTGGAGCTTCAAGAGCTAATCACGCTTGACCGAATCAATGCGCAAGGCGGTATAGACCCTACGCCTGACCAATTGATTGACGGCGACCCTTCGCAAACATCGTGCAGCCGTGACTACCACCGGGGGCAGCAGGTTGGTGACACGTCAGTAAGCCCCGCTGTAGCCACTGCCGTGACGCAGACCGTGATTACACCCACACCATTACCTCCACTGCAATGATTAACATCACACTGAATTCAGGCGTCCAAAACTCGCGGCAGCGATTTAGCCAGCGCATTGATGGCAGATTGTTCCGTTTTGAAGTTGACCGCGTTAGCTACTGCGCAGACCCGTATTGGTTGATGAATGTCTATATCAACGGAGAGCCGCGCAAGATGGGTTGCCCTTTGCTGTCAGGCGTGGTGCATGACTTTGGCGAAGATGGCCGTTTGGTGTTTGTCGGTGACGAAGCAACACTAGATAATCTAGGCAAGGCAAATAAATTAGTTTGGATTCCTGCTGAATGAACCAATACTTACGCAAGTGGAAAATCGAGATTGACGGTAAGCCATATCTCGAATCACAGCACGAAGGCAATCTGCGCGTTGTTTTCGATATTGACGTGGCAGTGATGAATGCCGTATCCACTGCGGACATTCGCATTTACAACCTGAAAACAAACACCGGCATTCAGCAAGGAAGCACAATTCGCTTGCATGCTGGATACGAGAATAATTGTGACGTTATTTATTCGGGTGTAGTCACTAACATTTTCAAAGAGCGCCAAGGTGCTGACATTGCTACGCGCCTGCTTTGCCGCAATGGCGCGGCACTGGTAAACAATCAACGAGGCACGGCCACAGCACCACCATACGGTGCAGGCGTTCGCGTCACTGAAATCATCAAGGACTTGGCTGCTCAGTGGCCGCTGGCTCTTGAGATGGACGAAGATCAGTTCAAAGATGACCCGCCAATGTCTAGTGGCTACACGGCTAATGGCGACATTCCACAAATCCTAGACGCACTGGCGCGGCAGTATAAATTCAGTTGGACGCAAGAGCTGGGCGCGCTGGTTATCACCAAGGATGATAAAGAGCGCAAGACACAGATGTTTGAGGTCAATCTGCAAACAGGCATGGTGGGCATCCCGGAAGTCACGCGCGGCCCGTCTGGAATGGGTGTGTACGTCACGACACGAATCAACCCGGCTATTCGCGTAAATTCCCGAATCAATATTACAGCGCGTTTTTCCACGTTCAACACTGGCGATCAGAAGTGGGTAGAGAACAATCCAGACCTAAGCGCTAACGGCGAGTACAACGTCTTTACCATGAAGTACGAAGGCGACACGCACGGCGATGCGTGGAATCTGTCTATTGACGGCATGCGGCCAGGCACAGCACCAGTCCCGGTAAACATCGAAGGCGGCGCGCTGGTGTGGGGCAAGCGAGTTAATGAGGAATTCCGCAACAAGGTGCGTGCCATTGCCAAGGAGCAGGGGTTAGACCCTAATTGGTACATGGCGATCATGGCGTTTGAGACTGGCTACTCATTCAGTGCATCACAACGCAACAATGGCGGAGGTTCGGCGCGTGGACTGATTCAGTTTATGCCAGATGTGGCGGTGGAGCTTGGTACGACTTCTCAGCAGTTGGTGCTTATGACCGAAGTAGAGCAGTTGGATTATGTAAAAAAGTATTTCGCACGATACCGCTCACAGATTCGCTCCTTCCCTGATATGTATATGGCAGTGCTGTGGCCTAAAGCTATGACTGCAACGCTTGATTATGTTTTGTGGGAACTAGGCACATCCACAAATAGGCAGTACCAAGCAAACAGTGGTCTAGATATAAACGGCGATGGTAAAATCACTAAAGCCGAAGCGTTTTCGCGCATTCAAAAGGTATTTGAAGAAGGCAAGAAGCACGCAGCATGATAGACCCGAAATTTGTCACACAACCGCATGCAATTAAAACCTCTTTCATAGAAATGATGAAAGGCGTTTGCACGTCTATCCCTGCGCATATCGTGACATTCAACCCGGCATTGCAGCGCGCACAGATTCAAATCGGCATTCAGACTGTTTTGATTGACGGCACGACCGAAGCCCCGCGTGTGATTGAAGATGTGCCGGTGGTGTTTCAGGGTGGAGACTATACGCTAGAGTTTCAGGTTGGCAACGGCACAGAAGGGTGCTTGATCTTCTCCCAGCGCTGCATTGACGGATGGAAGAACTCTGGCGGCATCGCTGCTAATCCACTATCGCGGTTCTTTGACCGTCAGGACTGCTACTTTGTGCCGGGTATGCGCAGCCAGCCGGGTGCTATTACTGGCTTTGCGAATGATGGGATTCGTCTGCGCAACAAAACCGGGAACCAATTTGCATGGCTAAAAAATGATGGTTCGGTAGAGATGGCAAATGGAGCGGGTTTTGTTCGCCTTATGGCTAATGGTGATGTGAACATCAATGGCGTGATCTTTAAACCCGGCGCTGAAATTGATTTTAGGGCGCACCGTCACAGCGGCGTGCAGTCTGGCGGCAGTAATACAGGTGGAGTGGTTACATGATTGTTCGCGGACTAGACGAAAACGGCGATATTCTCACTAACGGCATTATGTTTGTCCGTGATCGTGAGTGCGTGCGTCAAACCATTGTGACGCGCCTAAAGCTATTCCTTGGGGAATACTTCCGCGACATTAATGACGGCGTGCCGTGGTTCCAATCCATACTCGGTAAGTTTGAAAATATCGCTGCTGTTGAATCCATTTTGCGCACTCGCATTGCCAATACTGACGGTGTTGTGCGCCTGCTTTCGTTCAACTTAGATTATGATGGCGTCACCCGCGCATTAACCGTTTCAGGCTCCGTTTTAACGCAATTCGGCGCGCAAGAATTTGAGGTATCGAATGGCTGAACTAACGCCAGAAGGCTACAAACTAAAGAGCCAGAACGAGTATTTTCAGGACGAGCGCGCTCTATATCAGGCTATTGACCCAGCGTGGGACTTAGACCCATCTACACCTGACGGCCTAAAGGTTGCGCATGATGCTGAAATCTTTTATGCGCTGGACGAAGCGCTACTAGCCGCATACAACTCCAAAGACCCAGGCAAAGCGCGTGGCGAAGATTTAGAAGCTATTTCCGCATTCGCTGGCATTTACCGCAGCCCCGGCACACGCTCTGATGTGACTGTGCGTTGGTACGGGAACCCAGGTGCAGTGGTTCTATCTGGCGCTATTGTTCGATCTCGCACGACTGGAATTCAGTGGGTAAGCGAACAGGCCTACACGGTGCTGCCTGCTGGTTATGTTGACGTGCAGATGTTCGCGCCTACCATTGGCGAGACTTCGGCGGACATTGGCACGCTGACAGAGATTGTCACTGTGATGGCGGGTATCACGTCATGCAATAACTTAACCCCTGCTAATCTGGGATTGGAGCCTGAACGAGACAACGCGCTACGCATCAAGCGCCGCCGGTCAGTTGGCAAGCCCGGCAATAACCAGCTTGACGCAATGTATGCGGAAATCGTCGGCACTCAAGATGTTCGCCGCGTAGCTATCTACAACAACCCCACTGGCAGTGCAGCAGTTTCTGACAGGAACCCACACGGGCTTCCTAAAAACTCCATTGCGTGCGTAGTGGATGGCGGCGCTGATGAAGACGTAGCTATGAGTATCTATCTCAAGCTCAATCCCGGCCCTGAATTAGTGAATGTCGCCAATGAAGTGAATGTGCTGGTTCAATCGCCTACTCGCGCAAGCCACACAGAGGAAATCATCTTCGCGCGGCCGGAAGATGTGCCAATCGCTGTCGACGTAGAAATTGCAGGCGGCGCTTTCCCCGAAGACGTGGACAATCAAATCAAAGCCGCGATCATGGATTACGCGGTCGGCTCTTTGATTTCTCCAGAAGTGGGATTCCGCTCTACAGGTTTTGGCATTGGCGAATCTGTTCCTTATAGCTCCATGTTTACACCTATCAATAAGGTGGTTGGCGCTTATGGCGGCTACATTAGCTCGTTAACGCTGAACGGCGCTATGGCTAACGTTCCAGTTGCATACAACCAATTGTCGCGCTGGTCAGAATCTGCCATTACTGTGACAATAGCGCCATGAGCCTAGAGTACGTACCAAACCGCATTTATGCGCAATACCGTGACAAACAAAAAATGGTCGCGTGGTTGCGCATTGCGCGTACTCTAGGTGTGTCAATAGATGAGGCCGCTGCAAAAGTAGCACGCTCATACATTATTGACGAGGCAGAAGGCGAGCAGCTTGACGTTATCGGTAGAATTGTTGGAGTCAATAGAGACTTTATCAACAAGATACCGTTAAACGCTCCACAATTCGGCGCTGATGCTGATGAAGATTGCGATTTTGGCGCAGAAGATGCTTTCTTTTCCGCGCCAAGCATGGCAGATGATTCTGCAATGAGTGACGGATTGTTTAGGTTGTTAATCAAGGCAAAGATTCTCAAAAACAACCGAAACGCAACGCTTGAGGATATTATCGAGCAAATGGTTTTGTTGGTCGGCGTAGATTTTCTGCGCATCAACAATCCGGGGGACATGACATTCTCCATTGAGTTTGCTGGCGACATCACACCTTTGCAAAGATATGCGCTGTTCAATGAAGATATTATTCAGATTCCGCAAGGAGTTTTGTTTAATGGATTCGTTGAGTTAACTGGAATTTCAGAATTCGGAAATGACGATGATTTCTTTGGCAATGAAGAATCAATGTTTGCACCTTATGGGGGTATTTAATGGCAATTAACCTTTTCAACAAATACGGAAGCCGGGCAAATCCGCCTTCTATTGATTATCCGCAGGGGTCTGTAAAGAACCGATCTGCGCCAGAGGTTAAAGATGGCACACCACTGGATGCAGATTGGGCGAATGACCATCAGGGGTTTTTTCAGTCTATCCTTAGCTATTTTGGAGTAACTGCGAACGGAACACCTGACAAAGTTGGAGCTTCTCAGTATTTCGATGCGTTGATGTCAGACCCTACTGAGGCGCGGCGAGGATTGCCAACTGTTGCAACAGCTGCGCAAGTATTGGCTGGCGCACCTGGAAAAATGATTGATGCTGAAAAACTCAAGGCGGCATTTTTCCCATCTGTAACTGGCAACGCTACACTGACAGGGTCTAGCAACAATGTTGGAATGGCAAATCTTGCGTCTGCCATTACCCTAGAAAAAGGCGATGTAATCCAAATTACAGCTGGAGCCTATACCAAGCTTCACACAGTTGAAAGCTTGACGAATGCGGATAATTTGGTGGTGAATTACGAGCACTGCGGCGCGCGCGGAAACGGGACTTTGAAGCTGCCTGATTACACGGGGCAAGTTACGATAAAGCGCATTGCAAAGTGGTACAACGCATCAGAAGGTCTTGGACAAGATTGGGTGAATGCAACAGCATTTCGCATACCTGCTACTGATTACACCTATTCAGTTCCACGTACTCTTAAAATTTCCGCAGCCGCTGCTGTTAGTGGTGCTGGTAATGTTGTTGAAATTTCTCAAGGCACTGAAAGTGTTTCAAGATTGTCTGTGGGCGCAAGCGAAATATCAACAACACAAGCCACTGTTTCAGGTAATTCCACATATCGTGGTGTTGTTGGAAGTGGTAGTGCATTTTTACGATGGAAGGAATTCCGATAATGACTGATAAATTTTTCTGGAAAAATGGCGTTGTTTGTTCTTTAAATGAGATTCAAGTTCACGAAGGCATGGCGAAAGGATTGCAAGAGCTAACAGAAGCAGAAAAGCAAGCTCACTTAAACCCAGACATCCCTGTGCAGCAATTTCTTGATGCCGCAAAAAACGAACTTCGCCCATTGCGTGACAAGTTCCTAAGCCGCGTGGCAGATATTGGAGCAGCAGCTTTTGCAAATGGCAACACATCGCTTTCTAACGAAGTTTTTTCAGAGCCAAATGGCGTGCGGCGCAAGCTGCTTGATATTACCGACGATCCAGCATTAAACGCAGCAACTACGCGCGAAGATATGGAGGCAGCCGTGCTTGCGTATTACGCAGATATTGTTGGCAGCGTATCGCCAGAATTGCGCGGCGCTTTTAAGGAGCTTGATGCATGAGTGATGCAGCAATTTTCGCAGCCATCATCCTGGTGGTAATCGTGCTGGCGCTGGTGTTCGGAATCGGCATCAAGCAGCTGCCAGTGTGGGCGAAAAGCAAGGCAGGCAAGGGCGCGATTGCATCCATGCTGCTTGGTATTGGTGTGATTGTGGTGGTAGGTGTGCTGATGGCACTTGGCAACAAGGCGCATGCGCAAACAAACACGCTGCTGGATAACCGCTTCGGCCATTTCTTCAACTACGCATATACATTCGCTGGTGTTGATTACACGCGCAAGGTTTCCCCTCAGTGTGTAGCTGGCTCACAAGATGACCGCTTAACTAGCAATATGGGTTTTGGTTTGAATATGTGGGAATCCACTAGCAGGCGCGTTTCAATGGATTTGAGATACACGCACCATAGCTGTGTGATTGGCAAAGATCGAAACTAATACGACGGATTAGGTCTTAGTGTCACATGTAAGCCTTGGATTAGGTAAAACAATTAATTACAATAGCGCGGCATGGTTCGCGCTATTTTTGTTTCATAAGGGTTATAAAGTGCCGTGGAAAAATCCCCAAAACTGGCTGTCTGCTGAATTGTTAGCACCTTTGCTTTCTTTCGGGTTGGCACTTTTACGAACTATGTACACTGACGACGAACCAAGCTGGGCAAAGCGCGTAATTGAATCCGCTATGTGTGGTTTGATTACCATGTCTGCGGGCGCATTGTTTGACGCTATGGAAATGTCCGGTGACTGGGAATTTGTAGCAGCTGGCGCTATTGGCTTTCTAGGTGTTGATTACCTAAAGATGTTGATGAAAAAGATTATCAACAAAAAGCTAAAGGATGGTTCATGAAGGATTATCCGGCAATAGCTGCGGCAGTCTTGGCAGTGGCACTTGTATATGTGCTGGCTACGGAAGAACACCGCTTTGAGAAGCGATTGATCGGCGTGACTGCTGAATGCAAGTCAGGGCACTACACAACCGCAAAGCGTGGTCAGGGTGTGTGCTCTGTTCATGGTGGCGTCAAACGATGGATTGAGAAATGAAACGCTATAACCGAATTTTTATCTCCGCTGGTCATGGCGTCGGTGATTCTGGCGCGGTGGCTAATGGTCGCAAAGAAGCTGACATTGTTTTAGAGTTCCGCGACATGGTTGCCCACTACCTCAATGAAATGGGTGTGCCGTTTTCCCGTGATGGCAACAGTGGCTACAACCTGCCGCTGCGCGATGCCGTGAAAATGGTGAACGACGACGATCTAGCAGTGGAATTCCACTTGAATGCGCCCTCTCCACAAGCGAGCGGGGTTGAAACGCTATCCAAACCAAAAGACTACGCATTCTGCAAAGAGCTGTGCCAAGTCATCGCTGACCGTCTGAAAACCAAGAATCGCGGCGCAAAGGCTGAGAATTCCGGCCAGCATTCGCGCCTTGCGTTTGTGCAGGCTGGCGGAATTATTTGCGAGTTGTTTTTCATTACGTCTAAATCTGATTTAGAGGCTTATGACGCGGTGAAATGGTTGCTTGCTAAAGACGTTGCCCAAGCGCTAGCGAAAGAGTTTAAGCTATGAACTATGTGAAGGTTGGCGCGGCGGCTGGGGTTCTTGCATTGGCATGTTTAGCAACGTGGCAATGGACAAGCGCGCGCTATGAATCCCAGATTGCCACTATGCAAGCCAAGGCCAGCAATGAGCTAGCCAAGGCGCATGCAGACGCTAAACGCCAATACGAAGCAATGGAGCAAGCAAAGAATGAAGCAATTGAACAATACATGCAAGACGTTGCAAAGCACAAAGCTGCTGCTGACGCTGCCCGCGCTGATGCTGACCGCATGCGGCGCAACCTTGACCGAGTGCCCGCAAGAATCGCTGACGCTACCCGCGCCGCCGTTGACGAGTTCGCAGTTGTCGCAAGTGGATTACTCTCTGCATGCACAGCAGAATATCAAGCAATGGCAGACGAAGCTGGACGCAACGCAGCTAATGCGCGATTGATTTTCAACTCATGGCCTAGAGTTTCTGCCAAGCCTGAATGAATCACCACGCCAGCAGCACCCCAAAAGCAATGCCAACAATGATGGCCGTTGCAATGCCTAAAGCCTTGTCGTATTTGTAGCGCGGAGCTTGGGTGTAGCGTGGTTTGGGTGTGCCAATGCGGGCAGGGCAGTCGCGGCCTTGTCGGCAGTTGATTTTGTGGTGTTCGCAGCAGTTCATTTCATCTCCTTTTGTTGCGTCAACTATAACGACATTTTTCTAAACTTCGCAATAGTTGACTAAGTTGTATTGATAAAAAAGCAGGCCGGAGCCTGCTTGGGGTTATACCGCTACTGGCGCTGGAAGCGTAGGGTGTGGGTCGTAGCCATGCACTGCAAAGTCGTCTAGCTTGTAGTCAAAGATAGATGCCGGATTGCGTTTGATCTCTAGAGTAGGGAGCGGCTTGAATGAGCGGCTCAAAATCTCGCGCGCTTGCTCCATATGGTTGCTGTATAGGTGACAGTCACCTCCAGTCCATACCAGTTCGCCGACTTCATAGCCGCATTGCTGGGCAAGCATGTGCGTTAGTAGTGCATAGCTTGCAATGTTGAATGGCACGCCAAGGAAAACGTCTGCGCTGCGTTGGTACACCTGTAAAGATAGCTTGCCATTGGCAACGTAGCACTGGAACATAGCATGGCATGGAGCTAATGCCATATCCGGCAAGTCCGCGACATTCCACGCGCTGACTATGTGACGGCGGCTGTCCGGGTTGGTTTTTAGGCTGTGGACGAGTTCGGCAATCTGGTCAATTGGACAAGAACCAAGCCCGCGCCATTGTGCAGAGTACATGGGGCCAAGACTTCCATCTTCACGCGCCCATTCTCGCCAAATTGTGCACCCCATTTTCTCTAGGTCGTGGTTGTTCGTGCTGCCCGACAAGAACCAAAGCAACTCGGCCGCCATGCTCTTAAAAGGCACGCGCTTGCATGTCTGCAATGGGAATCCAAGCGAGAGGTCATAGCGCAACTGGAATCCAAACACGGAGCGCGTTCCTGTGCCTGTGCGGTCTGACTTCTCCACGCCTTTGTGGTAAATGTGGCGAACCAGGTCAAGGTATTGCATTACACACGCCCCTTCAAATGCACCGGAATGTGCGCCACAATCTTTCCAGACTTTAGAGCATCAGCAATGTATCGAGTGTCAATTGCGGTGCGCTCTACGACTTGTGCCCATCCATCCTGAGAGACACGAACGGTTTTAATCCATTCCGCGAACTCTGCAATGCGTGCTTGAATTTCTTCTGATTCGCTGCTCATTGTTTCCCCGTGCTGTTAAACGCCCCATCACCGCGCACTGTGGTCTTGATCTCGTCAACTTCTACAAACTCGCACTGCCAGCATGGGACGATCTCAGCCTGTGCCACGCGCTCGCCATTCTTCACGTGGTAAATGTCGTCGGTATCGTTTTGCAATCGAATCATTGTGATTCCGGTGTAATCCGCGTCAACGATGCCTACAGAGTTGGATAGCTGCAAACCTGCGTTAATGCCATGCCCACCACGGATATATACCTTCATGACGTAACCGTCTGGCACTTCAATTTGCAGGCCCGTGGACAGCATGGGGCTACGGCTACGCGCTGGAATTATGCAACCTTCAATAACATGCAGGTCAAAGCATGCAGCGCCTGATGTTTGATATTGAGGCATCACCGCATTAGGGTGTGCTTTTTTTACTTTGATTCGCATTTTTTCCCTTTTATTAAATGAACGAAGCCATAAAAACAGCCCAGCACTGAAACCAAGAGCGCTCTGCAGCAACGCTGAAATTCTTATCAGTGCAGGCTTGGGCTAGGAAGTTGGCAGTTGTTAATGCTGCTGCTAGGGCTATGTAGCTCATGGCTTACCCTTCGTGCTAACTTCAATCATGCGCTGCAAAGTATGCACCGCCTTTTTCACATCCTGAATTCCGCCCTTGCCTACGCCTTCTGCGTTGTAGCGCGCCAAGTAAGCCATTGCCGTGCCAAGCAGGTAGCCCATGTGCTGCTCATGCGTCAGCCATGCGTCGATAGCTTCCCAAGGCTGCAATGTCATGTCCTTGTAGTGCGTACCGCCCTGCTGGGTTTGGAGCGCGCTATCCACAATCTGCGCAATCTCCGCATCACGCTTAGGCTGGATTGATGCAAGGTATGCAGCGCGGGCGGCTTTCCAATCTCCTATAGTGACACCATGTTTTGGGTTTTCCGATTCGTAATTTCTTACATGGTCACGAGCTAACTGCGTTGCATAAAATTCATGAAATGACGTTCCATAAAAGCGCACTTCTTTGTCCCAGTCTTGCCATGCGAATTCAGCACCTCCGGGCCACTCCACCAACTCCCGCGCCAAAATATCAACCAATTTCATTTCACCCCCTCCATACGCGACAAGCGCGCGATCTTCGTTTGCAGTGCCGAACGCTTTGCCGTCCACTGCTCTACAGCGGTTTCAGCCACGAGCAATTCTCGCTTGGCTTCCTCTAGTTCGCGCTTTGCCATTTCGTGCGCGGTTGGTGGTTTGAACCAGTTTTTCATTTCTTGTCCTTCTTAGCAATCACTTCATCAAGAATCGACTCAATAGCACCTACCGCCTTTTGACCAATTCGAGATTCCACAATCTCCGATCCAGCCTTCAATGCGACTGCTGCGTAAATTGTTTGCTTGCCAGGAATGATTGCTGCGATAGCTAAGAAAACTAGAGTTGCGATCATGGATTTACGAAAAAAACCAGTTTTCAGCACCCTCAAGTCCACAGCGCCTTCCGAAACAATCCATGCGACAGCCACTAACACGGATATAAACGACAATGTGGCGAGGATAAAATTCCCAATTATGCCAACTGACGATGAAACATCAGCCAGCCACATCATAAAAATCAGTTCATTCATTTTTATTTCCCCAATGCCTCATTAAGCAGCGCAATGCGCTGTGGTAGAGAGAGATACACGCCCAGCATCTTGTTCTTGGCGTTGCTGATGTAGCCATTGCTAAGTCCCGTTTGGCGCGCGGCTTCTGCCGGAATCAATCCACTGACAAACACCAGCTTCATGGCATGGTGCGCCTTGGACTTTGCCGACATCCCTGAAATCCGCGCCAATGCCGAGAACTGGCGCTCTGTGATTGGTAAGTCCACTTTAAGCTCCTTGTGGGGGTGGGGGGAGTGGCATCCATAAAGCAGGTGATTGGTCGTGCATGATTCCTTGGTCATCAAACCATCGCCCATCGGAAAGCTCTGCTATTGCGTGGCACTCATCGTCACGCAGCCAAACTAGCACCCACTCATCCTTTGGCGCTGTCTCAATCGGTTGCCATTGCATCATTCATCTCCAGTTAGTGTCCCCGTAGGGGCGATGAATCAACTATAACCTAATTTTTCTAAACTCAACAATAACCACTTGATTCACTCAACATAACAAAAGCAAGAGCAAGCAGCCTTGCGCTTGAGCGCGTCCAGCTTCTCCTTTGCTTTGGCCTGCCTTACTTCGCGCCTTTCCTCCTTTTTCTTGGCGACTGCGCATTGCTTGCATAGTGGTTTGCCGCAGGTGCAGGGGGTCATCGCTCACGCTTCCCCATTGGGTTGCTTGAACATTGGCAGCTTGTGCGCCTCTGCACGAACAGCCTTCGCTGCATCGACACCGTAGCCCCACATATCGCCGTAGCTCATGGCGGGTGCTATGTATTCGGGGTGCAGCAGCTCGCCACGCTGGATGTAGTTGCGTAGGGCGCAAATTAAGTCGCGCATGGTACCGCCATGGCTAAATCCGCGCCATCGACCGTTATAGGCGGTGTAAATACGCGCGTTGCGATAGTCGTCAATCCACCAGACGCGGCCACGCGTATCAAGCTCCAGCTTTCCGACTTCGCCCGTCCTGGCGTTGTAGAAGAACCGGCGCCCGTGGTCGCTGATGGTTTTGATCAGTGCGTTTGCGTGCGCCAGTCGGTCTGCCTTGCTCATGCTGCCTCCCCATTGGGTTGGGATGCGGCAAAAAATCGGTCAGTTCTCTCGATATACTTGCGCGCCTCCTTGTATGCCTGCCCGTCATCGTTCTGAAGCATGTCATTGATTCTTGCGCGACCTTCCACAACCATGGCGACTAATTGAGCTTTCCCAACTTCTTGCTCCCCGCTCTGCGCGCTTGATAGCAGAGTGCGGAGTTTTACCTCTAATGCCTTTTTCTCTCGTATGCGTTGCGATGATGACTGAGCGTTTATTAGCTCTTGCACCAGCTCCATCACTTCCTCAATCTGCTTTTCTACATCAATCATTTCTTCCCCTTTCGTGCATCGGCTAAACGGAAAACTTCGCGCAACTCCCACGTACTAAGTGACGGAGTGAACGCAATACCTAGATCAAACGCGGTTTCAAAATCTGCCATATTGGCTTGCTTGCGCAGCGCCTGGCGACCTTCAAACATGGCGCGAATGCCTAGCTTCATAGTTTTATTGCTGCGCTTGTAGCGCAAGAGCATGGCCGTCATGACGTTACCCATCCATGCGTAGAGCAGTTCTAACGATTCCTGTGTTGCGTTGCCGTCAACCATAAGCTGGCGATGCGTCATCACAAAGTTATTACCCTCCAACGTATGCGCGTCGCCCATTGGCCTAAGATCAATGATTGCCTTTCCCATGCGCTCTGCTGCCATCGTGGCCTTGCCTTGCTTGGTTTTTAGCCACTTTCGCATACGTGCATGCGCCATTGATTGCAGTGTGCGTGCGTGTACCAAGTAGCGTGCTTGTTTCGTGCGAGTCATCTCCACACCTCCTGCAACATCTGAAACACGTTTTCCTCAAGGCGATACTTCGCGCTGCGGAAATGGCCGAAGCCACTACGTACCCATGCGCCAGTTGGCTTAATGCGCGACTTGTTTGCGCGGCGCACGTCGGTCACTTCGCTAACCTTGATGTTCAGGCGCTGCGCCACTTCGGCATCTGTGAATTCGCCTTTAGAGAATTCGTTGATTATTTTTTGGGTGTTGGTCATGCTGCATCACCTCGCATTAGCTTGACCCATGCGGCGTGGGCGGCCTCGGCGGCTTCTTTTGTTGCGAAGCATAGGTGATCTCTTAGATCTATGACTCCCATCTCAGGGTTGAGATTCATTCTTCCTTGAGCCACTCCCAATGCGTTAAGTCGCCAATAGAGCTGATTGTCATCAAGATGATTTAGCGCTGCCTCAATCTCAACATCGCCAACCTTGACAGTGCGGGGCGCTAGGCGGTATCGGTAATTCGGATATTTCTCAAAGGCTATTTCCTCTAGAGAATCCCATGAGTCTTGGTCGTACCATATGCCTGATTCATCAAGCCACTGCACCTTCTTACCATCTGCAATCCATCGCAAAACCTGCGCGTATTTGTGTTCTGTCATTTGTGTTTCTCCTTCAAATCCCATCCGCCTGCCACAACCCGCCACCCTGTAAACGCCGAACAACCTCTGGCGGTAACGGCTGCAAGATTTCCTTGTAATCGTTGTTTGCATGGAAGCGCGCCATTGCTTCGTGTAGCTCAGAGGATTGTTCGCTGGTCATGAGTTTGGCGAAGGCGGCGCGCACATCGTTGACACATTCAATGGCATCTACAAGCAAGGAATCCGCTGTTGGTTCATGCTTGCCGCTGATCTTCTGGTCAAACCACTGAGCTGCTGTAACGGCTTTCAATTCCTTCAAAACAATGTCATACGCTGCAATTTGCTGCGCTTCAATGTGTTGCCCCTTGCGGTCTTGTTCATCTTCGTGCATGGCTGCGTCTAGGTCTGGGTTTTGTGTGTAGTACATGGTCATGCCTCGTAAGTAATAGCGAGCAAGGTTTGAATCTTGCGCTCGATCTCAGTGGCTTCGGCCTGCGCATTTGCAAGCACGCTTTCCTTTTTGCGCGTCAGGGCTGCGACCGCGTTCTTGGTGGATTCTTCCGAGCTGTGCAGGGTGATTTCTACTTCTGCTGTGCCTACTTGGATGTAGCCTTGTTCTATCCAAAATTGCCCGAAGGTTCCATCGTCTTCAAGAGAAATCAACTGAAACTCGCCAGGACTCGTCGCGCCGGGGTTCTTCGGGTCAAAGTTTACGAACCGATTCACGCAAACAGCTTTGGTTACTTTCATCTTCATCTCCATCTAGTTAGTCGCTGCGGTTGCTGCGATGGGTGTAATGTGCCAGTTGGCGCAACTCAATGCAACAATTATTTGTCAATACCCGACTAAAACGAAAGGTATTGACGCTATGCCACATGGCTCGCAAAATGACGGCATGAAAACACCAGAGCTACAGGAATTTCTCAAGCGCGAAGACGTCAACGTCTCCGCATTTTCTAAACGCTACGGCCTGCCTTTGCGAACGCTTATGCGAATCAAGAAGGATGGCGCGGCAACAAGGGCGAATGCAATGATGATTGCTAATGCTATGAATGTTGAACTACAGAGGAAGGAAAAGAAATGACAGTTTATGCAGTGATGCGTATCGGTCGTGGTCTCTTTGATATATGGCATGTGCACCTGCTCTTTGCAGGAAAGAAGGATGCTATGGAGTGGATTGCAAAGAAAAATCCAAATGCTTGCAGGTATGACTATCAAGTGAAGCGAATGAAGGTGCAGGAGCCAACACCATGATCCACACCTGCACCGAACCCTACACAGAGACACTAGCAGAAGCTATAGCTCTGGTGCTTGAAATGTCAGGATTAACTCAGAATGGGGAGTATGTGAAATGAAGCAAGAGCAAGTGATTGAGTTAGCGCGGAAGGCTGGATTTTATTTCCATGATGCAGGGTTTGGGCCTGATGTGTTGCACACAACGCCCAACGAGTTCTCGCAAAAGTGTTTTGAGCGATTGATAAATGCTGTCGAGCAATACACCCTAGAGCGCGCCGCACAAGCCTGCGAACAATCAGAAGCCTATCTCGGAAGTGTGTTTGCTGCGCGTATTCGCGCGCTAAAGGAAGATACATGCGAGTAACAGAAACCCAGCTTGCAGCCATCCTAAAGCTACGCGGTGGCCGGTCTTGCGAAAAGTTCAGAGCCGCGCTGCGTAGCGTGCTGGTGGATGGCCTTACCCCTGCTGAATCTGCCGCGCTGCATTCAGTTGACAGGGTACACCTTAATCAATCTCTGCTGAAATGCCGCGCGACTGTGGCGCTTGCATACACAGCCATCACCGGCCAAGTGCATGAAAGTGCGCAATTTACAACGAAGGGGAAAACATGCAACTAGCGGGAGATGGCGGATAAATGGCTAGAACAACAATTGATAGCTTCAAGGAAGCATGCCAAGACAATGAAGTTGGATATGTTCGCTTGTGGAGGATGTGGTGCAACACGGGCATAAAAGGCAGCGCGCCCAAAGAAAAAGTGTTCGCGGCTGGCGTTGAAGCTGGCACTAAGTGGGGGTTGCGTATGGGCAAGTATGCATACCAACGCATGCCAACCGAACCAACCGAAGAAATACTAGCAGCCATGCAACAAGCAGGCGCTAGACAAGACTGGGCAGCAGACATTTACCGCGCTATTGCGCAAATTATCAATAAGGAGAAGATTAAATGACACGAGAGACAGAGCGCCCATGGTGGCGTGATCGCGCAGACCAGATAGAGCTTGAGGTAGGCGCTGGATACATGGATGCGGCGCGCTGCTATACGCATATGCGGCAATTGCTTGATGCAACACGCATCGCAGCACTAGAAGCAAAGCAGGTAGAGGTGAAGATGCCGGAGCCTGTGGCATACATACAGCACCACAAAGCAGGTGATAACTTAGAGTGGGATTGCCCCGGTGGTAAATTTTCAGCACTCTACACCGAGCAGCAAGTGCGCAAACTGCTGGCAGCGGCCAAGGTTGAGCGCAAGCCGCTGACGGATGAAGCAATCCGCACCCTCTACGGCGAAAGCGATGGGCACTGGCAGATGGTTGGGCCGCAGGTACTGTGCTTTGCGCGATCAATCGAGTCCGTCCACGGCATCACACAGGAGAAGCAGGGATGACAGCAATCGATTGGTCAAAAGCTCCAGAGTGGGCGCTATGGGCTGCGAGGGATGCCAGTGGCAAATGGTGGTGGCATAGCAATAAACCAAAGATAAGGGGTCTTGAGTGGGTTCCATCTGTGATCTCTGAGTATTGGACTGAGATAGAGCGCGCAGCTATTCGCTGCAACCAGCACTGGATGCTTTCTTTAACTAAACGACCCGAGGCAAAGCCATGACACACACAACAGAGCAAGAGCGCGCGCTAGCTGACTTGCGGCACATGTATGCGCAGATGGTCGGCGGTATGGTTAAAGACAGCGCACAGGCAAAACGCATTGCCGATGGCATTCTCTCCCGCGCAATCCAGAAACTTGAGCAAGCAGCGCGCCGCGCTCCAGTGGTGCAGCCGGATCAACTACCACCCGATGCAGCCAAGCGCGCAATGGAGGAATTGCAAACCGAAGTGGAGAAATTGCGCAGTGCGCTTGCAGAATGCCGAGACGCCTGTCCAATACCTAAACCCGGTGCCAGCAATGAATATGCGTGGATGCAGTCGATTGGTGATCCTGAATCTGTGCCTGCATTCGTCAAGTCTTGCTTTGGCGCTCCAGCAGTGCCAGTGCCGCAGGGGTTGTTTGACGCTATAGAGCACGGCGACGAAACACACAGAGGATGGCTTAAATCTGCGCTAGAGGCTTTTTTTTCTGGCAAGCCCATTCCACAAGAAGTTTCAACCGCAAAACATCCACCAGCGTCAGCACCAGTGCAACTGACTGAGCCTGTGGCATTTGCACTGGAGTGGACGTTCAATGGCGAAGAGCGCGGAATGCGGCTCTATGACGATGAGACGCATTGCAGGTTTGACGCAGAAAGTGACGGCGGAGTGTGCCATCCACTCTACACCGAGCAGCAAGTGCGCGAGCTACTTGCAACCCAAGCACTCCAACCCCTTACCCAAGACCAGATACGCCACATGGCCCAGCAGCACGACGCCGAGGACTTGTGCGGGTGGAGCTACCGCACGGGAGTGCAGGATGCGGAGAAGGCCCACGGCATCAAGATTGCCTGATATACTAAAGCCTCATCTCCTCAGACGGCCTGCCGTCTTAGCCCTCCTCGTGAGGGCTTTTTTTTTAGCGCTGCATGCTGGCGTGTACTTTTTTGATGTACTCGCGCAACCGGCAGTTAGCAGCAAACCGCCCGGCGTTTTCCTTGCAGTGTGGCTTGGGCTCGGTATCGTGGGCGGCTTGCCAGACTTTGGAATATCCTTCGCAAGCTATGATGCGGTGATGCACAGGTATCTGCACAATCACTGATTGAAACCACTTCACATCGCCTGGGTGTATTTTTTCAGGTAGCACCTGATTGCCTCCTTTGCTCCTTCTGCGCCTAGCGCCACGCCTACAAACGACCCCATGCGCTGTGCGGTCAGTAGGTACTCTTGCTGGCCGGTCTGCCAACTGGATTGCGTATGGTCTCGGCGCTTGATCTCCAGTGCTATCGCTGGGCTACAACACAGGATTATGTCGCTAGCCCCTTTGGTTAATCCATTGGCCCGGTCTAGCGCGGCCTGCTGGGCCGTGCGCTTGCCCTCGTTCTTCACATGCACCACAAGCGCCCCAAGCGTGTCGGGGTACTCGCGGCGCAGCCAGTTGATAAAGGTGATCTGCTCGGCTTCTTCTTTGGGGCATTCGCCCCGGTAGGTGGGGTCGCCGTAGGTTGGTATGGCTGGGTTTAGTTTCATGCGGCTAGGCGCTCCTGTAGTATCTCATCATCCGTTTTTTGGTTGTATCCCTTGATCTGCCAGAAGTCATCCTTCTTGACATAGCGCACCGTGCGCGGCGTGCCAACATCAATAAACCGCTGATACTGGTCATGCTGCCATTGGTTGTCGGATTGCTTCAAAAAGTACACCGTAAACACCCGGTAAGCCGTGGTAAACGTCACCCGCAGCATGGGTTTGCCTGCGCGGCTAAGAGTGTCCACAACGTCCATGTTTAGCACCTCGTCGCACTGCACGATGCTTGGGTCTTTCTTTGCCTTGGTGTGGATTTCCACCAATTTTTTCGCCGGGTCTATCAATTCCTCTTTGCAACTACGGCAATACCTGGCCGCAATGTCGTTGTCGGCTTCGCACACTGGGCAGATTTTGCATGACCAGTAGTAGCTGCATGGTTCTAACGTCCCGCCTTTGACGGGCAGCAGGTTTCTACAACGCCTCCCGTGGTGGGCTGGCAACGGTTTGCCCGTCACTGCGTCAATGATCTCGTTTCCGTCCAAGTCCACAAAGTAGCCCATGTGGTTGACCTCTAGCCCTGCATCATTCTTACGTGCGGCAAAATGGTTTGTTGCGTTGCATTCGGGGCATACGCACTCAATAAACGCCTCACCCTTGCCTTGATAGGGCGCGCGTATTTCCGGGCGGAATAGGTCGCCGTCTGGGCAGTGTTTTTCGATGTTGCCTGCGTAGTCCAAAATCAAAGCGTATGGCTTCCCTTCAAAAAGGCGCAGTCCACGGCCAATGATCTGTTGCAGCAAACTAACGGATTCCGTGGCGCGAAGGATGGCCACAAGCGATACGTGCGGGGCGTCAAATCCGGTTGTCAGCACCGACACGTTCACAAGGTACTTGATCTTCTGCGCCTTGAATCGTGCAATGATGCTGGCGCGTTCGCCTTTTGGGGTTCCACCCGTTACTAGCGCGGACATTTCTGGCGGCAGGCTTGCCATCACTTCTTCCGCGTGCTTGTTGGTAGAGCAAAAAATCATCACGCCAGTGTGGCCGCGTGCTTGCGCCACAACGTCCGCAACAATGTTGGCGGTTTTTCGCCCCCAGCCTGCAAATGCACGGTCAAGGCTTGACTGTGTGTATTGACCGTTTTTCGCCAGTTCTAACCCGCTTGTGTCGTAGGTTTCTGAGTTAATGTCGCCAACCTTTGGCGGTGTCAAGTAGCCTCGTGCAATTAGTTCCTTTGCCCCGATGGTGTAAACGAGTTGGGCGAAGTATGGGTCTTTGGCTTGCAGCTCGCTGATGGGGTTCCCGTCCGTGTCCTTGGCAAAAATAAAGCCACCGTCAAGCCGATATGGGGTCGCGCTAAGGCCGCACACGCGCAGGTTCGGGTTGCCTTCGCGCAGCTCCTCAATGATCTTTTTGATCGTCGGTGTCAACCTGTGCGCCTCGTCAATGATGACGCCAGCGAACTCATGCGCCAGGCGCTTGGCCACGCTCTTGAAGGTTCCTTCTGTAGCATAGACGACAGGGTGGCGTAGGCTCTTGCTGATGCTGGCGCTGTAAACGCTGCACTGCTCGCCTAGCGCTTTGTACTTCTCCACATTCTGCTCTGTCAGCTCCTTGCTTGGAGCCAAGCAAAGAACGCGCTTGCCTTTGCTCAAGTCGTATAGGCTCTTGGCAAGCATGGCGACAATCACGCTCTTGCCGCTGCCGGTTGCAGCCTCTACTACGCATGGCTCTATGCTTTTTTTCCACCAATCTAGGACGGATGAGTGGGCGGCAATCTGGTAATCCCGTGCAACTATCAATTCATCATCTCCACAAGATATAAGGCCGTGCTGCGGCCTGTTTTTATTAACTCAACCGGAAATAGCCCTGCTTCACCGTAGTCCACTTCGATAAGTCAGCATCTGGTGCTAGCTCTTTCAGCGCCTTGCTGTAGGCAACGGTGGTCGTGTCTTTTGTCTTTGTGAGCTTGTGGCCGCAAATCAGTGCGTCCTTGCCTTCTGCCATATCCACAAGGGTTTCTAAGTGCGCTTTCTTCTCTTCGGTCAAGTTGTGCAGCGCGTCGTCAATTTCTTGCATGCGGTTGATGATGTGTTTAGCGTGGTCGGTGTCGATGATGACGCGCGGCGGTTCTAGGTGGGCTTTGTTATCGAGTTCGGACAAGTAGCGGTCATAGAATGCACGCAGCTTTTCCATCTCATCCACAATACAGCGAGCCTTCACGCGCTCAATCAGCATATCCTCTTGCACGTAGTCCGGTGAGAACGGGTCGCCCTTCGGTGCTCGGTACTGTGCAAAATAAGCGTGGTCGCGTCCTGTACACAATAACTCCATCTGCACCTGAATCTCGTAGTGCGGCTGCTCTGCAAGGGTTTTGAATGGCTTGCCGTCACGGCATCCAAAGGGGACTTTCAATTCCAAAACGCCACCGTCCTCGGTCAACCCGTCAGGACTTGCACCGCTCCATTCGTAATATGGGAAAAACCCGCAATCCTCTACATGCAGGCCAGACTTGCGCATGAAACACAGCATCGCCGCGCGCTCGTGCATGTTGCCGTGATTCGTGGCCGGGTTGCCGGTGAACTCGCTTGGCGCACCGTGGTATTCACGAACCATAGCGCGTAAAACATCGTCGGCAGTTTGCCAAGGCGACAAGCCCAGCACTGCGCCAGCGCGGGAACCAGTCACTCGGCCTTTTCGTTTATTGAACCATTCTTGTGTTTGTTGCATTTTTTCATCTCCTAAAAGCCCGCGCTGTGGCGGGCTAAAAATCAAAAATTTTTATGTGCTTCACGGTGATGCTTGTTGCATAGCCACACAACATCAAGCGGCCTGCTGTAATCAGAGTGGTGTGCCTCTACCTTTTCGCATTCGCAATTTGGGATTGCACATTTCGGCCACGGCATTAGTCTTTTGTCTCGAATAGCATTTCCTACAATGATGTGTGCTGCTCGACGCTCAGGCGCTCTAGCTTGGTAAGCCTTATGCGCTCTATAGACCGCTTTCTTCCCGTCTTCAGTCTTTTGATACGCTTTCCTTGCTAACACTCTGTCTGGCCGGTTGGCTCTTGCTTTATCAAAGGCTCTGTAATGCTCCGGGTTTCTTTCGCGAGCGGCCTTAATCATAGCTTTGGCGCATTCCTTGCATTTAGAGTCATAACCAGTCTTGCTACTTGGGTGCTTATAAAAGCTATCAAACAACTTCTCAACTCCGCACAATCTGCACACAATCATTTATTTCTCCTATTTATGATCATGCACAGATTGTATAACGGAATATAGGAAAAAGGAATATCAGAAGGGGATGTCTGAATCCATGTCGTCAATGGCGGCTACAGGAGCTGGCGCTGGCTTCGCCGCTGGCTTTGCAGCAGCCGCACCGTTGTGCTTGCTAACCTCCTGCACCCAGTTTCCGGACTTGCTCTTGTCCTCAAGCTCCCACACGCCCAATTTAAGCACCATCATCTTTGCAGACAGCGCGGCAGACAAGGATTGATCTGTAGGCTCAACTCCTGCCGCTGCCAGCTTGCCGCCAGCGTTTGCGTCAATAGCTGCAAGCATGCGCAGTGCTTTGTCGCGCTTGCTTGGGTCGGCGTCAAACACCTGAACCTTTTGGAAAATCTTGCGGCCCTTGTATTCCTTGGGTTGCGCAATGTCCCACTTGATATTGATGTAGCGTTTGTCTTGGTACTCGCTGATCTTTGCTTCTTCGCAGATTGCCAGCACTCGGGTGTCCTTGGGAATAGGTGCGAAGTCATCGCCGCCCATAGTGAAGCTGCCTGTTTGGTTTTGTGCGAGGTTGTCGCCGGTGGAGGTTGTGAAGAAAGACATTAGTTAGGCTCCTGTGTTAAAAAACTTGATGAATTGGGTGATAGGATTCGTCCCCAGCGGCAACGGAATCTCATTGTCCATGCCGTAGCGGTTCTTGGCAGAAACGTAACCCATCATGCCATCCCCACTGGTGATTAGCTTACGCTCTCCAGACTGCACCAAGCGCCCGTATCGAGTGACCTGGCCGCGCTTGTTAGTTTCTTGGCCCTGCACGAACTCGTCGTGCTTGATGTAGATCACTGCATCGCTTTGGCTGACGTACATCGCTGCGCTGTCCTTGTGCATGTCCAGCGTGTAAACGCTGTACTGGCTTGCATCGTCGGGGCGCTGCTTGACCTTCTCGATGCCTTGGTGCGCCAAGAAAACAATAGCCATGTTTTTCTTTTGGCGAATCACGCTGCACATGTAGATGATTTCTGCGTGCCACTGCGCCAGCTCTGTGTAGCCCTTGTGAAACCCGCCAGAAGCATCGCCAATACTAGCTACGCCGTCCCGCTTGGCGATTTCGGCTTCAAGCATGCGGCTCATGGATGTATTGGCATCCAGCACCAGCGTCTTGAAGTCGTGCTCTGCCGTGACGATTTCGCGCAGTTGCGCTTTCAGGGTTTCAAACGTGTTTTCTTTGGGCAAAGCGGGTAGCAACGTAGGCTGCGCATCTTCTTCCCAGTTCTCAAACACCGCGCTGCCGTCCTCTGCCTGCACGAATACAGGGTTTGGGAACAATGCGCCAAGCGTGGTCTTGCCTGTGCCAGGAGCGCCGACAATGGTAACTATTGGCGGCTTAGGCGTTGCTTTTTTGGCTGCTGCTAGGTAGCTCATCTTTCTTCATCTCCAAAAATCCCGCAAGTGCGGTAAATGTTTTCGTTGTAGGGTTCTGGTTTCGGCCTGACTTTATGGCGTCAATGGTTGCAATCGACAACCCCGTTTTGTAGCTCACCTCCGCCGTGTCATAGGCGCGAAGCTGGGTTTGTAATTCGGCTAGATTCATTTCAATTTCATCTCCGTTTTGGTGTTGCGGTTTGCATAGGGTAACGCTAAAAAACTAGCGCGACAATATTAAATCAATTTTTTTTGAGGTGATTCGCTTTCTTTTTTGATTGAGCGCAAATCCTTTACAAGCTGCGATTCTTCGCCAGAAAAACCAATACCTCTAAGCTGTAGATCGTTTCGCAAAATACACATTGCAATAGCTCTATAGCTTGGCAATCTCCCGGATTGCTCCAACTTTCTTGGCACTTCATCGGGTATTCCGTCAGAGTAGCAGCGCGCCTCCCACCTCTTCGTGTAAGCCTCTATCTTTTCGGTAAGCGTGCTCCCACGCTCGAAGTGCTCCATCTGCCTCTTTGTTTGCCAAAAGCCGCTGCTCATCGCTTAACATCCCCCATGCTTGCCGTGTTATGTCCTCTGGGCATCCTATAGCCATTGCGCAGGCTGCATGCCCCACCCATGCGCGCTTGTTAAGCGCTTGGTCGGTTAGCGCGTTTTCACAGCTAATAGGCCACTCACGTATGACGCGCATCATGTAGCTGCCGTACAGAGCGTGGTCGCCCGTGAAATCTATGGCGCGTTGCAGCATCGCCTTTCGATCATCCACATCTGACCACATCCCCGCAGGTATTTCCTCCCACTTGTCGTGGGAGTGGTAAACCCTACTTAGAGGCTTCATCTTCTGCGACTTCCTCGAAGTCCTCAGCGTCCCAGCTTTGGCTAAAGTCCTGATTCTGGAATAGCGCAGCAACACCCGTGATCTGTTTGAGGCGCAGAAGCTCGTCAGGACTCATGCCAATGTGCTGGCAAATCCAGCGGTCGCCCTTACCCATCTCCACCAGTTCGGCCACGATGGTGCTCATTAGTTCGATGTTATGCGAGCCACGCGCGCGGTTATGGCGAATCGTAGAAGCCATGCGATCATGCATTTCCTTATCCAGTACGACGACCGGTAGCATGCCTTGCTCGCGTTCGTTGATGCGCTTGGAGTCGCGAAGAGTGCAGTATCGGTGAAAACCATCCACAACAACATATTTATCTTCCTCTTTGTTGTACACCACGACCACGGGCTGCGTGTAGCCGTCTTCCCAAATCGATGTTTCCAGCAGCGCCATTTCTGGAGGTGCAACGCTATTGGGGTTGTAGTCGTTTGCTGTGACCTTTTCAATGGGCACGCGCTTGACGTTGTACACGGGTGAAACAAAACCCTTGTCCGATATAGCGTAGGAGCCGTCCTCTTGGTGAATCTCTTGGCCTGTCAGCGGCGGGTTAAAAGTGCAAATAAGCACCGTCTCTTCGTGCGCCTCGAAATAGTGCGGGTCGTTCTTGTCCAGCACGTAGGTCACGTCAGGCTTGATCTCGAACTCTTCGCCTGTCAGCGCGTTGGTCAGCGTAGCGCGGCCAGACACACAGTAGCAGGTTTCCAAGTGGTTTTTGTAGTGCTGAAACACTTTGCCCGCGTCTGGCTGAATGACCGTTTTGGTCATCGTGTAGCCCATGTTGTCGCTGTCCAGCAGGATTCGATTGCTCACGCCAGCGTGAAACTTGACTTTGCGATCTTCTGGCAGTGTGTTGATGTCGATAATTTTCATTGCAGTTTCTCCAATTTCCCGTACTTCTTTTGAATAGCCTTTTGGCGTTCCATTTGGTGTTTTGTTGGCGACAGCCCCATGTATTTGCAGGTGTGGTCGTTCTTCAATATCGTGATGGCAAACCGCTTCCAGCTTGTTACCGCGCTGTTGTGTGCCTCCAAGCAATCAAGATCGTCAGGTGGAACCTTAATAATCACCCTTGGCAGATCGTTACCTCCGTGCGGCGTGGTGCCGTTGAGTTTGAACTTGACGCCTTTGCGCGCCATGTCTGCCACCACCTCTGCGGGCAACCCACGACCCACCCGGCCCCAATACTGAATCGATTGGATGAATCGTTGTCTAAAATTTTCTGCTGACTCCTTTGGCAGTGTGTCAAGGAGGAACTTCACAAAGGATTTCCATGTGTGGCCTTTCGGCAGCTTGAAGCTGTGGTAGTTAAGTTGCTTCCCGTAGGTAGCCACAAAGTTTGCACCACCTACACGGGCGCACAGCCTAGCCCATGTATGCCCGTCAATAACTCGGTACAGGTTCAGGCTTGACTTTGATTCGCTCATGAATGGACTAGCAACGCGCATTTTCTCTACAGGCACGCCAGCCATGTAAAACGTGTCATACAGCTTGTTGTAGTCCCACTCGAATTTGGCGTTTGCAATCCAAATGTCACGTGTGCGCCAATCGTAGATTGGATACACGTTCCAAACGTGCTCAGTGTTTTTCTTCGTCCACTGCTGCCCCTTCATGGTTTCCTTACGGTCGTTCATGATGGCGCGAAAGCGGTTCAAGCTCTCTTGTGTGCGGATGCCGATAAGGTTTGCTGTTGGCTTCCCTTGGCTATACCACTCTGCGAACATGTCCCAAAACTCGTCGTAGTGCATGTTCTCAATGAACTTATCTCCAAACGGGTGATTCTGGAAATTTACAACGTAGTCTTGCGTCAACATTGGGCGAATCCATCGGTGCTTGTCGTTCTCGCCCCAGCACTGCCAATCAATTTCGTAGGCCGACACAGTGCATGGCAGCGTGATAGGCATGCAGCACCAGTAAATGTCTAGGTACTCGCGGTTGGCTTGCAAAATTCGGTGCATGAAGTCCAGCGAAGCCTCGTAGTTGGCTTCGTTGTCCATGATCTGAACGCCTATCTTTCGCTTTATTCCGCGCTCCTTCATGTATTGCAGAATCAGGTTGAGCATTACGCCGGAATCCTTACCACCTGAGAACGACAAGTAAATGCGCTCGAAATTCTCGAAAATAAAATCCAGCCGTTCTATGCTTGCGTCATAGACGTTTTGCTGTTTGTAAACTCGTTTCATCCTTGCATTCCTTCTATGATAGCTGCGGACAGATCTTCTATAACATGCGTGTCTGCCGAGTAAAAATCCTCCTCGCTCAAGTTGCAGTCCGGGTCAATGTCGCGGCGGAATGCTTCGTAGTCGTTGGCGTATTCGGCGGGTGTCAACATGGTTTCATCTCCGTTTCGTGTTGCAGTGAGTGAACTATAGCATTAATTCACTCACGCGCAAGAAAAAAATTAGTTTATTTTTTAGGAAGGCTGTACCGAGTCCTCAACCTGTTCCCGGAGTCGCGCACCTCTTCTTTTTTTACCTTCCCAGAGGCGACAAGGAAGTCGATTCCTTCTTGGAGTTGGGTTTTGGTGTATTTGTTGCGGTACTTACCAGCTATCACCCCAATGGTGTGATAGTCGCCATGACTTAGGACGCTGCCAATAGCCTCTAAGACGCCGTTACTTTTCTCTGACAAGTCTTTGGATTCAGCACCATCCAGTGCGCGTGCCTTGCTGATTTTCAGGTTGTTGACCTTCCTTGTCAGCGCGTGCGCCCATCGCATGTGCTCTTTGGTGATGAGCATTTCATTCACGCCCAGGGTTGCGGCTATCTTCAGGGTCAGCTCTGGTGCGCGAATCGCAAGCGCCTCCAAGCCCGAGCCGTCGTCTCGCTCCTTGACCCCCCGCTGGTGCCAGTATTCATAAACGCGGTCGTACTCAGCCTCTGCTTCCTCAGTCATGCGTATTTCTTCAATGTCGCCACGCAGCTCAATTCTCGCGTCCGGGTTAGTGCTGGCGTGCCCGTTTGCGTAAAGACTAGACAGAGCCATTGCGATGCCGTGCGGGACGGGTTCATGAGACACGTTTGCAATGTCCTTTCGGCGCGGCATACTATCCGGTTCCTCAAACACCAAGGCGCGCCCCAAGAAGCCGCCTGTGAGCAGCCATTTGTCACCGTTCACTGCATCATTGAACTGCCCAGGCTCAGCGACACCAAAGAAGCTCATGATCGGGTTTCTAAGGCCGTTTTTGGTCGCCTCCTTTTGGCGCAGCAAATCGTTCACCAATTCCTCCAGCTCTGCGCCTCCTTTTTCGTCAAGACGCTTTTGAGCTTTTGCCAGATCTCGCTCGACGGCTTCTCGCATTTCCTCCTTTAAGTCGCCCGTGATGGCAAATGTGCTGTTTGCTGCTGAAAACATCGACATGATCGTTGCAGGAACGGCTTCAAGGTAAGGGGTGCGCCCACCACTTTTGCGGGCGTTGCCTAGCTTTGACAAAAGCATGCCCACTTCGTCCACCTTGTACATGACAGCCTGGTGGCGCATGGCGTTGCGCAAGATTTCCTGCTCAGACTTAATGCCACCGTGCGTGGCGCGTGCCAACCCTGCTACCTCTTGGCACTCCTGCATGCAATCCAAGACGTTTCCCTTGCCACTGCCTGACCCAGCAACGCCAAACGTGATGAGGTTCAGAGATGTTCGATACCCTGCTACGCGGTAGCGCAGGGCGGCTGCGTTGCTCACAACTTGGAGCGCAGCAGCGACAGCCAGGTGCTCGCGCGGGAACAAGCTCCTGCGGTTAATCCATTCGGTGATCTTGCCAACAAGCCCAGGGGGGCGCAGCAGATCAATGCCAGCCGTGCTTTCCGGTGTTTCGCTTTCCTGCTCAATTGGCTCCCATTCTGTCGTGTCAACAAAGCTGACCGGCGTTTGGTAGCCGTCAGCCTTCGCCCACGCCATCAATGTTCCCACCGTAACGCTGCTGGCGCTACGCCCGAAGCTGCCCCATTTGAGCGGCATATCGGTTTCGTCGTGCGCTGCCTTGCACTTGGCTGACCACTTCACCCACAAGTCATAGCCAGCGCCACCGGTGGCGTCATGTATGCCCATGCCAACACGAATCCAGCGCTCATAGTCCGCCGCATCGTTGCGAATCGCCATCACAATGTCGTGCAGCTCTTGGTCAGTGTATTCAATGGCCTTGCCTTCAAACATCGTGCGGCTGCGCTCTGGGCGGTGCAGCATGTCCAGGAGTGCCTGTGGCGCGTCGCAAATGTCAGAGGGTGTTCCGAGCTGGGCCGTGTATCGGTTTCCAGACTTGTGCAGGCTGCCGCATCCCACTACAAAGCCGGTGCTCTTAAAGTCAATGCCCTTAAGCGTATCCACATGGGCGCGCAGCGACTTCCCGCGCCAGTCCTCGGGGATGTAGAAGTAGACGTGCTTGGAGCCGTTGCCGCTGCCGGTATTCACCACAAAGCCGGACGCCATGATGATGTCGCTGATCTGCGCAGCAGATTCCACCCCCCCGTTGCGCGCATCAATGTCCACGACTAGCAAATGACGGCCCGCGAGGTTTACGCCGAAACCATCGGAGAAACGGTTCACACCCGTGATGCCAAAGTCGTCCTCCAGGTTCGCTAGCTGCTCCTCGTCCCATGTGGTGATGTACTGCCAGTTGCTCATCATTGGGTGCTTGCCAACGGCTTTGCACTCCGGGTTTCCGCACTCACAGCGGCCGTCAATGATGCGCTGCAAGGGGAAGATGTGGTGGTCGGCGTTGAGGTAGTCGGTGTAGGTGATCATGAATCAGGAAATGAAAACAGTTGGTTGAAGTGTCTTTTCTCGCCCTTGGGTCGTTAGCCAATAAGCGACAGTTGGCGTCTTGTTTCTAGCGTGCTTAATGAGCTTGGCGCATACGTCTCCAGAGTCGAGAAGCTCTCCCATTAACTTTGCGAAATCTTCTTCACTGAGAAAGCGGCGACAGACGTTGTAAAGGCGTCCATGAGTCACATTCAAGCCTTCGCGATCAAGCTTCTGGCTCAAGCAGTACAGGACTCGTAGAGCCGGTTGGCTCTTTGCGAACTTCTTTTTCTGACCAACGTGGTCAAGCAACAAGGATGAGTTTCTGATAAGCATGGTTCCTCACTTTCTTGTTTTCATCTTATCACAAAAGGCAGTAGAGAGGCAACAGAGCTAGATACTTTTTACAATCTATCGATCCTTGCCTGAGATAAAAAACAGCGCAAAGCCTTTATCCATGCGGGGTTTGAGATAGTTTCGATAAATGTATCTCTCCATGGCCGTACACATACAAATAAGTACCCAGAGACACACATAGCTATTCACAAGTATCTACCCGGTAACACACTGTTTTCACTATAGAACTACTCAGTAGTATCTTAATACATATATCTAAAGTATCTTTTATCTACTTTAGTAAGTGCTTACTACCGTTTAGCTTGTTTAGTTTGCTAAACCTTCCGCTACAGTTTTTGTAGCGCGATAAAAATTCGATAAATATTTTCAAAAAAAAGATCTTTTTCCTGTTTTGTGTGCCAAAATACAACCAAGCAACCCCTGACAGGTCTTTGCCTACCTGCATACAGTGAAAGTCTGAAATCACTCCTTGTGGAATGTTGAAGGGCAAGCCGGGGCGCACACGGCGCTGGTTGTTTGATGGTACTAACCGGATGTAGGCTTCAAAGCAGCCATCATTTAAAGAACGCGTCAAAGCGCACGGGACAAGCGTCACATCCATCCCAGCGATGTAAAAGGCTGGGGTCATCAAGCCGCGCTTCTGGCGGTGCTCCTATTTACTCCGACGCATTCAAAAGAGTGCCCTGAGCATGAACAGAAGCGCGACTTGATGGCGTGACAGTGAAGGCGCAGTGGCGATGTGCAATGATTACTGGCGGTTACAGGGTAAAGCCGCAAGCCGGATTTCGCTACAGGCCACTTTCAACCTATCAACGAAAAGGAGATGACCATGACCAACTTCCACCACGGCCTACCAGCACCCGGCCAACGCTTCAAACTGCCATCGGGCAGCATCGTAGAAGCGTTTGGCAAGATCACCTATGGCAACGTCCCATGCAACTACGTGGACGGCCAAGACGGTGGCGCGAACTTTGCAATGTGCTTTTTGGCGTTGCCTTGCGTGGAGTGGTTGTGATGGAGAACGAAAAAGAAATGCGAGAAGCAGTAGAGAGCGCGAGCTTTCAAATGTGGCAAGCGTATTGCAACAAGAAAATGGAATGCGAGGACTTGCAGGAACAGGTCGAGACACAAGCCGCGCGCATTGCCGAGCTAGAAGCGCAGGTAAAGCAGTTGCAGCGCGTGCCGTTGAGTGATGAGCAATTCAGCGAAGTGCTGCATTCGATACCGGATGACGATGATGCGGATTCGGAATGGATGCTGACTGACTACCAGTTGCAGCTTATCAAGGATGGCATCGAAGCCGCCCACAACATCAAGTAAACACCATGACACCCATCACCACACGCGAAGCAATCCGCACCGCCCTGCAAGCATTGGCAGAGATTGACACAGTAAACACCAAGCGTGCAGCCGCGCTACTATGCGAGCAGTACGGGTTTAAGATGCAGGAGTTTTTTGTGGAGGAGGCGCAATGACCCAAGACACACAATCATCCGATGCGCTTATGGCCGTGTTCGGATTCAAGCGCGTAGAGCAGGACGAACCATCAGAAGCACCGCTGCCTGTGCCTTGTAAGGATGAACAACCCACGCGGGTTTATACGAAGGGGTGAGCAATGACACCTGAGCAGCAAGCATTAGCCGATAAGCTAACCAATCTCCAGAGGCTTACAGTATTAGGGGTGGTAGCAGGAAAGTCACAAAGGCAGGCTTACTACGATGCAGGGGGGAGGGCGGCAAGCGATGCAAACGCGGATTCCTCTGCTGCGGAAATCTTGAGTAATCCCAAGGTGCGTGATTTTTATGATTCGCTTATGAGTGAAGCTACAAAGAAGGCCGAGATTAGCGCCGAATACGTCCTTAGCACGATTAAAAACACGATTGAACGCTGCGCACAGGCCGAGCCTGTTTATGACCGCGAAGGCGCGCCTACGGGTGAATACAAGTTCGATGCAACTGCTGTGCTAAAGGGTGCAGAGTTGCTGGGTAAGCACTTAAAGCTGTTCACCGACAAGGTAGACCATAGCTCCAGTGATGGCACAATGAGTCCAAAGGGCAAGAGCCTAGACGACTTTTATACCTCTGATGTATAAGTTAAATCCCAACATTCGATCTTTTTGGCAGACTCGCAAACCATACAAGCTGCTAAAGGGAGGGCGCTTTAGCTCGAAGACCCAAGACGCAGGCGGTATGGCTGCTTTTTTGGCGCGCAACTATTCTCTGAAGTTTCTTTGTATTCGGCAATTCCAATCGCGCATTGCCGATTCGGTCTATACCGTCATCAAGCAGAAGATCGAGCAGGCAGGGTGGCGCGATGAGTTCGACATTGGTGTGTCAACCATTCGGCACAAGACCACAGGAAGCGAATTCCTGTTCTATGGCATTGCGCGCAACATTGAAGACATCAAGGGCACAGAAGGTGTGGACATCTGCTGGATTGAAGAGGGTGAAGGCCTAACAGAAGAACAATGGGCTGTGATAGATCCGACAATCCGCAAGGAAGGCTCTGAGATTTGGATTCTATGGAACCCGCGATTGCAGACGGACTTTGTACAGGCAAAGCTGCCTCAGTTGCTTGGTGATTCGTGCGTCATCAAGCACATCAACTACGATCAAAACCCATTCCTATCGAAGACCGCAAGAGAAAAGGCCGAGCGCCTTAAAGAGGTTGACCCGGATGCGTATCGCCACATCTACCTTGGCGAACCAATGAACAACGATGACACTGCGGTAATCAAGTTCTCGTGGGTCAATGCAGCCATTGATGCACACAAGGTGCTAGGCATTGATATGGGTGGAAAGCGGACAGTGGGCTATGACGTGGCCGACAGTGGCGATGACAAGAACGCGTGCGCAATGTTCGACGGCGCTGTGTGCATTGATATGGATGAATGGGCGGCGGGCGAGGATGAGCTATCAGAATCTACGCGCAGGGCTTGGTCGCACGTAAAGAATGGTGACTTGGTGTATGACTCTATTGGCGTAGGCGCGCACGTTGGTTCTACGCTGAAGGACATGAAAATCCATGCAAAGTATCACAAGTTCAATGCAGGCGCGGCAGTGGTGAATCCTGACAAGGAATATGCGCCAAAGATCAAAAACAAAGATAAGTTCGAGAATCTAAAAGCACAAGCATGGCAAGAAGTGGCTGACCGATTCCGCAATACATTTAATGCCGTGACAAAAGGCATGGAGTTTCCGGCTAGCGAATTAATCTCAATTAGCGGAGATATTGCAAAGCTAGAGCAATTAAAAATCGAGCTATCCACGCCACGCAAGAGATATAGCAAGCGCGGGCTAGATATGGTCGAAACCAAGGATGAAATGAAGAAGCGAGGTATTGCTTCCCCAAACTTGGCGGACGCTTTCATTATGGCGGCATCGCGTTCGATGGTTATTAAGCCATCCATGTTTGACGCTGTTTAAATATAATCACGCCAAAGGATACAGACCAATGCCAAAGCGTAAATCACGACCATCCCGCCAGCTTGCCAAACCCACGCGGCAGGCGCAAACAGTTGACAGCCTGCAAAACGTCATCACAGGCATGGGGACGGGCCGCAGCAAGCTCTCGTATAACCGTTTCCAGCCTGACATGCTGAACGGCTACGGTGAGCTTGAGGCGGCGTATTCTGGTAACTGGCTGGCCAAGGCCATTGTGGACTACCCAGCGGACGATATGACGCGGGAGTGGCGCGCTATCAAGTGCAAAGCTGCTGATGAAATCCGCGCTGAGGAAGATCGGCTGATGGTGGCGCATAAGGTCAACGACGCGCTCACATGGTCGCGCTTGTACGGTGGCGCGGCAATCCTGATGCTGACCAATCAGGACTTTGAGAAGCCACTGGACGTGAACCGAGTGCGAAAGGGCGACTTGGTGCGCTTGGTGGTGGTTGACCGCTACATGATGATTCCGGGCGAGCTAAACACATTCGACATCATGTCGGACAACTTCATGCAGCCTGAATACTGGTCGATCTACACCGGCACGCAGCGCATCCACCATAGCCACTTTGTTTTCTTCAAGGGCACAAAGCTACCCATTCGCCAGCGCATGCAGACACAAGGCTGGGGTGATTCCGAGCTACGCAAGTGCATGAGCGAGCTAAAGGAGGCAATCAGCGCGAAGGGTGGTATTGCAGAGTTGATGCAGGAGGCAAACCTTGATGTGATTACCGCGCAGGGGTTGGCAGATAACATCACCACCGGGCAAGAAGATAAGATCAGCAAGCGATACACAGAGTATGGCCTGATGAAGTCGATATTTAAGCTATCACTGCTGGATGGTGATGAAACACTGGCGCGCCACACGCTACAGCTAGGAGGCATTGCGCCAATCTTGGACATTATGAAGTCTTGGGTTGTGGGGTGCTCTGGCATCCCAGCGACACGCCTATTCGGCGAGCAAGCAAAGGGCTTGGGCAACGAGGGCGCAGGCGATCTGAACAACTACTACGACAACATCCGCGCCAAGCAAAACACCTACCTTGACCCAGCCATGCATACGCTAGACCAAGTGCTTGTGCGTAGCGCTGTTGGCACGATGCCAGCGGACTATAACTACGACTGGGAGCGCCTGTATCAGCCGAACCGCTTGGAGTTGGCCCAGGCGCGCAAGGTGGAGGCAGAAACCCACGTGCTGAACCTTGAGGCTGGCGTCATCAAGCAAAGCCAAGTCATGCGCGCTTACGAGTCCGATGAGGTGTATCACTACCCAGAAGGCGCAATCGAGGAAATGGAAGAAGCAGAGCAGGCGGCAGGCTGGCAGCTTGAGGACTTGACGCAGGAGGCGCGAGAGTTTGAGGGCGCTACGGCTAATGAGCTAGGGCGCGATGTAGCATAAGCGAAACAAAGACTTAGCCTATGTCGACGACATCAATGTCACCGACTTAATTAACCCGCTACGGCGGGTTTTTTTATGCCCTACCGTTTGTCTTGGTTATTGCAAAAAGTGCTTGCAGCGGGTTCAAATTGAACCTACATTAAACACATCGGCACAGCAAAACGCATAGCCGTAAAACTGGAGATGAAGAAATGTTTGCAACTATCGAAACCAAAGGCGCTACCCACATTGCTATCTATGTTCCTCATGAAGGAAGCGAGAAGAGCTTGCCAGCATTGGCGCGATTGCTCGAGCAAAATGCAGTATTTGTAAATGTTGGCTACAACGAAGCAAAGACCGTTCAGCCATCCATGAATATCACTCTCGGAGATAAATTCATGGTCGAAGGCTACTCTCACGACCCTATCGCCATTGCTTCTAGCGAATGCGTTTTGTCCGATGATTTCGTTATCGCAACCCCTCAAGTCTTCACAAGCAATGCCGTGCAGAAAAAGAAATTGGAAGAAGAGCAAAGCCGATTGCGCTCTGAGAATACATATCTGAAATCAGAAATTGAAAGCTTGAAATCTCAATTGCGCGAACTGGCAGAAAGCGGAAACGAATAACCCACCAAGCCCCACGGGGCTTACACATAAAGGAGTGAGAGAGATGCAAGAAGTAACAGTGGACAAATACGGAAACTTGAAAGACGGCAGGGAAACCGTAATGGTGAATGGTGTAGCGTTACCAAGTGGCAATCACCCACAAGAAAACATTGCGCGCGCCAATACTGCATTGCTTGCAGATGCCATCAACACCGAGCGCAAAACAGGCCTAACACCGAGCCAACTAGCCGAGCAGCGTGCGGAGTTGTTGGGGGCTTTGAAGAAAATCAACGCAATTCCAAATAAGGATATTGGCGGAGATTGGGAAGAAATCGAAGAAGCGCGAGACATTGCAACTGCGGCTATTGCCAAATGCGAGGCCGCCAAATGACCCTCCGCGCCTGGTCAGCCCGTCACGGCTTCACCTACGACACAGCAGCGGCTGCGCTGGGGGTGAGTAGGAGCACTTATAGGCGGTTGCTGAAAAAAGATGTGCTGCCAAAGCTGGTGCAGTTGGCGATGAAACGGATTGATGATGAGAAGGGGATGAAGGATGTGCATTGATATGTACACATGCTATCTCCACAAGGATGGCGAATTAATCAAAAAGGCGTACAGCGTTGCATATGCAGCAGAAATAATTGCGGAGCGTGAGGGTCTTATGAAGCATCGAATCTATAAACAGGTGCTTTGGTGTTACCACAATTGCGAGCCTTTCAAGGGGTACATGATTGACATCTTCGCTCCCGCTGGGTCATATGGAATGTTTAGCAAGACTTTGCGAAAGAAACAAAACATAGCACTAATGGAAGCAAACAAGGCGTGTAAAGATGCGCGAACATTTTTCAAAAAGGTGATGAAATGACACACGAAAAGATGCCAGAGGCGCTGCGGTTGGCAGGTCGCATGGAGTGGTACTGCATTAGCCACACCATAGACACAGAAATGAAGGATGCAGCAAAAGAACTACGCCGCCAGCACGCCGAGATAGAGAGGTTGCGGGTGGAAGTAATGAAAGCAAATGCAAATCTGTTTGAGGTTCGCAAGCTGCTAGATGAACGTCCAGCGATGAATCAAGGATTAGTGGTTGAGTATCAAAAGTGGACTGGCAAAGTCTATTCACTTGATTTTATGAACGCTCAGGATGCAGCCATCCAATCCACCAAGGAGCAGCCATGAGCTACACGAGAGAGCAGATTGAGAGCACTGCGCACTACGCGGAGGATACGGCGGCAATGGCAGACATGCTTCGCCAGCTACTCGCAGAAAACGACGCGCTGCGGGAGGATGCGGAGCGGTATCGGTGGCTGAGGGAAAGGGATGTGGATGCCATTAGCAAAGGAGGAATCTTTGTCGGCATGACTCCCGAGAACTATGTAATGAATGGAAGTGACTGTGATGAGTTGATCGACGCAGCGCGAAAGAAGGGGTGAGGGATGATTTTCAACGAGCGAACAAACAACGATTGCACTGTACGCAGTTCAACATATTACGCAGTGAGACTTAAGGACGGCACTGTAGAGGTGGCGAAATGGGTAAACGGTAAAGGCTGGCAACGGTGTGGCGGGAATAACGGTTATCTTGATGGAGGATTAGTGGTTGCCGTAATTTGTGCAGTCTCAATCAGCGACTAACCACAACCACCCCTGCGCATGTAGAATAGCTGCATGCTCCGCGTAGGCTCCGAATACAACACCGAATTACAAAAGCTCGTTCTACAGATAAAGAAAGCTGTAGAGGCCGAGCTTTTGCCCGTTATTGAGCAAGAAGCGCCAAACTACACTGCGGACGCATGGCCGGAGCGCGTGCAGGCGGTGCTAGACCGTTTGCGCTTGATGTTTATGATGCCGGGTTTCAACGCGATGGCTACGGCAGTCGCAGCTAAGTTCGTGCGCTCCACGCTGGCATTTGCAGATCGCAAGAATAAGAGCTTCGGAATCGAGGTTTTTAACGGCGAGTCCACCAAGCTGAATAACTACCTGCGCGCTGCTACGATTCAAAACGCCGACCTCATTAAATCCATCCCTGCTAAATATCTGAACGACGTGGCAAACACAGTGCAGACCAATATGCGTATTGGCTTGCGCCCTAGTGAGATTGCAAAGTCGCTGACGGAGAAATACGGTATTGCGCAGCGCCATGCGAAGTTCATTGCGCGTGACCAGGCTGCTAAGGTGAATGGGGAGATTACGAA